GTGGGCACTACGCCGGCCCAGGCCGCAGCCCCGACCGGGCCGACGCGCTGGTCTGGGCGCTGACTGAATTGATGCTGGGGCGGGTTGCTCAACCCGCGATCCGCCAGCTCTAACGCAAAGGAAAATCTATGACTTGGCTGCAGATGCTGAGCGCCGCCTTCAAGGGTGGCGGCTCGACCCGTCCTCCTTTGTCCTCGACCCTGTTCCAGCCGGGCATTGTGCCCTTTGCTGGCGCCACGATCCCGGGCGATGACTACGATTATGCCCGGGCGGTGCGCGAGGGCGTGCTCGCCAATCCAATTGCCCAGCGCGCGGTCCGGCTGGTGTGCGAGGGGATCGGCAAGGCTCCGATCGTGGCTGACGCGCCCAAAGCGCTGGCGCTGATGGAGAGCGCCTCCGCCGGGCAATGCCTGCTCGAAAGCGCGGCGAGCCATCTGCTGCTGCATGGCAATGCCTATCTCCAGATCCTCAAGGACGCGAGCGGGCAGCCGGTCGAGCTCTATGCCTTGCGGCCCGATCGGATGCGGGTGGTGGCGGACAGCCAGGGCTGGCCCAAGGCCTATCACTACAGTCTCGCCAGCCAGGTCATGACCATCCCAATCGAGGATGAGGATGGCTGGCCCAATCTGATCACGATCAAGAGCCTGCACCCGCTCGACGATCATTATGGCGCGGGCGCGCTGCAGGCGGCCTGGCCCGGGATCGCGATCCACAACGCCGCTTCGCAATGGAACCGTTCGCTGCTCGAGAATGCGGCGCGACCCTCGGGCGCGCTGGTCCATCACGCCAAGGATGGCGCAGCGCTGACCAGCGATCAGTTCGAACGGCTCAAGAACGAGCTGCGCGATGCCTTCACGGGCGCGCACGCCGCGGGTCGGCCGATGCTGCTCGATGGCGGGTTGAGCTGGCAGAGCCTGGCCCTGACCCCGGCGGATATGGATTTCGCCACGCTCAAAAGCGCCGCCGCGCGCGACATCGCGCTGGCGTTTGGCGTGCCGCCGATGCTGCTCGGCCTGCCGGGCGACAACACCTATGCCAATTATCGCGAAGCCAATCGCGCTTTGTGGCGGCTGACGCTGCTGCCGCTTGCCAATCGCCTGCTCAGTGCGATCGGTGATGGCCTCTCAGCCTGGTTCCCCAAGGCGCAGCTGCGGATCGATCTCGATGCCATCCCGGCGCTGTCCGAAGAGCGCGACCGCCTGTGGCAGCAGGTCTCGCAAGCCAGTTTTCTGTCCGATGCCGAGAAGCGCCAGCTGCTCGGCCTAACCCCCTCTCGCACCCAAGGAGCTGATGATGACGACCAATAGAGCCCGTGAAGAATTGCTCGCCAGCCTGCTGGCCCAGGCCGAACAGGATGGCGGCAGGCTCACCACCTTGCGCGGGATTGTCAGCGAGACCAGCGAGCTCGCCGCCGAGCGCGTGCTCGATCGCATGGGATTGGCCGATGCCAATGCCGAGGGCGATATGGACGAGCTGCGCGAATTGCTGCGCGCCTGGCGCGATGCCAAGGCCAGCGCCTGGAAAGTGGTGGTCGAATGGAGCGTCCGCGCTTTGCTCGCGCTGGTGCTGATCGGGATCGCGGTCCGCCTGGGCGTGTGGGATCTGATCAAGTGAGCAAGCCCGCGCTGCGCTTCTCGGGCTATGCCGCTTTGTTCGATGTGGCGGATCAGGCCCGCGATACGATCCGCAAGGGTGCCTTCGCCCGCTCGATCCGCAAGCGCGGCACCAATCTGCCATTGCTGGCCGAGCACGATCCGAACCAGCGCATCGGGCAGATCGAGCTTGTCGCCGAGGACCGACGCGGCTTGCGCGTGATTGCCCGAATTGATCGCCGTCGCAGCCGCGCCGCCGTGGCTCTGTCCGAACGAGCGCTGTCCGGCCTCAGCATTGGCTATCGCCCCCATTATGCTCGCCATCTGACGGCGGGACGCGAATTGCTCGACATCGACCTGCTCGAAGTCAGTCTGGTCGCGCATCCGCTACAGCCCGGCGCCCGGGTCCATCTGATCACCTAGGCACCGCCAAACCCTGCTTCCCACCGCTTCTCACTGGCCGCTTTCGAGCGGCTTTTTTCTGCCCAACGAAAGGCCCCCTGATGGAAAATGAAATCGACACACACGAACAGAGCTTTGACCTGATCGACCGCCAGGATCGCGCGGAACAACAGATCGGAGCGATCCAGAGCGAGGTCGCCGAGGTCAAATCGCGGCTCGACAAGGTCGCCCGCGCGGCCGCTCGCCCGGCGTTGCAAGCGGGTGGCGACAGCTCGCCCGAGGTCAAAGGCTTTATCGAGAACTATGTCCGGCATGGGCAGGAGCTCCAGACCAAGGCGCTGTCGGGGCAGAGCCCGAGCGAGGGCGGCTATGCCGTGCCGCAAGAGCTCGACGCGGTGATCGCGCGCGAGCTGACTGCAATCAGTCCGATCCGCAGCCTGGCGCAGGTCGTCAGCACCGGATCGAGCGCCTATCGCAAGCTGATTGCGACCGGCAGCACCGCCTCCGGTTGGGTCAGCGAAACCGCCGCGCGGCCAGAGACCGACACGCCCGAATTCACCGAGATCGCCCCGCCCAGCGGTGAGCTTTACGCCAATCCGGCGGCGAGCCAGGCGATGCTCGACGATGCCGCGTTCAATCTTGAGGATTGGTTGGTGAAGGAGATCGCCAGCGAGTTCGCCCGGGCCGAAGGGGCGGCCTTCATCACTGGCTCGGGCACCAACCAGCCCAAGGGTTTTCTGACCGGCAACACCAGCGTCGCCGAAGACGGCGCCCGCGGCTTCGGGACGCTGCAATATATCGGCACCGGCAGCGCGGGTGGTTTTGGCGATGTGCCGGAGATCCTGCTGATCGATCTGATCCACGCGCTCAAATCGGGGCATCGCCAGGGCGCGAGCTTCGTGATGAATTCAGCGACGCTGGCCGAAGTGCGCAAATGGAAGACCGACGATGGCGCGTTCCTGTGGCAGCCCGGCCTGGTCGAGGGTCAGCCCGATCGCCTGCTCGGCTATCCGGTGGTTGAGGCCGAGGACATGCCCGATGTCGCCACCGGTGCCTTCCCGATCGCCTTTGGCAATTTCCGACACGGCTATCTGATCGCCGAACGCAGCGCGACCCAGGTGCTGCGCGATCCCTACACCAACAAGCCCTTCGTCCATTTCTACGCCACCAAAAGGGTCGGCGGTAGCCTGCTCGATTCCAACGCGATCAAGCTGCTCAAGGTCGAAGCCTAAAGGCGTTCATCTTGGCGCTCATCGCACCGCTCGTCCTTGAGTGCAGCGCCGCGATCGGTCCGATTGGGGCTGGTCGCGGCGCACCTCTTCCTCCCCCCCAACCGCACGGAGACCATCATGCGGCGCATTCTGACCCAACCCTTCGATCTGAGCGGAACGCCGCTGGCGGAGCTCAAGCAATGGCTTGGTATCACGCGCGAGGATGAAGACGCGCTGCTGCTCACCCTGCTGCAAGCCAGTGTCGACCTGTGCGAGGGCTTCACCGGCCTGCTCCCGCTTGAGGTCGAAGTCGAAGAGCGGCTGGCGAATGGAGCTGGCGAGCACGCACTGACCAGCCGACCGGTGCGAACCTTGCTCGCGGCCGAATGGCTCGACGAAAGCGGCGCCAGCAATGCGCTGAATGCCGACGATTACACATTCACGATCACCACCGATGGTTCGGCCGCGCTCACACTGACGGAGGACAGCGAGGCTGAGGCCGTGATGGTTCGCGTCAGCGCCGGTCTGGCGGAGGATTGGACCAGCCTGCCAGCCCCTCTGCGCCAGGGGATCATCCGTCTGGCCGCCTTTCATTACCGCGACCGCGACCAATCCCAACCGCCGCCGCCCAGCGTCACTGCTCTGTGGCAGCCATGGCGACAAATGCGGCTGGCATGATCAGGTCAGAGATGGGCGCAAGCGCGCAGCATTGGAGCCGCACTGTGCTGACTCGGGTCCAGGCCCATGCCGAGCGCCAGCTCGACCGGCTCGCGGCGAGCCTCGCCACCAAACACCATCCCTGGCGCCACGCCAACCGGCTTTGGCCCGACATGTTTGAGGAGTGATGCGATGGAAGATTGGCTGCGCGCAGCTTTGATCACCTGGCTGCGCAATGATTCGAGCCTCGAGCCCTTCAACGCGATCGAAGAGGAGAGCCCGCTCTCGGTCAGTCCACCCTGGCTTGGTCTGGCTGCCAGCGCTGCGAGCGATTGGAGCACCAAGACAAGGCGCGGGCGCGAGGTCCGGATCGCGCTCGAGATCGAGGTGCGTTCAGACCGCTCCGACGACTTGGCCGCGCTCAGCCTGGCGGTCGAGCACAGCGTGCTGTCGCTGCCCCGCACCCAGGCCAGTTTCGAAGTGGCCTCGATCGCCTTCCTCCGCTCCCGCAGCGAGCGCCGCCCGCGCAATCGCCGCGCCGCCCTGCTCGAGTTTCGTTTCCGCCTGTTTGAACTCTAACCGGAGTATTCCTCAATGACCGCTCAATCCGGCGCCGCCTTCCTGCTCAAGATCAGCGATGGCAGCCCTTCTCCCACTTACGAAACCGTCGCTGGGCTGCGCACCACGCAAATGTCGATCAATGGCGACAGCGTGGTCGTCACCCACAAGCAATCGGGCGGCTGGCGCGAGCTTCTGTCGGGCGCCGGCACGCGCTCGGTCTCGGTCAGCGCCGCCGGGATCTTTCTCGGCAGCAGCGCCGAGTCTGCAATCCGCGCCCATGCGCTGGCGGGAACGATCGATGATTACGAATTGTCGTTCGAGGATGGCGAGAAGCTGCAAGGCCGCTTCCTGGTTCAGCGGCTCGATTATGCCGGGGATTTCAACGGCGAGCGCAATTACACCATGCAGCTCGAGAGCTCGGGCCCGGTGGTGTCGGCATGACGCGTCCAGCCAATAGCCTGCGCGGCGAGGCGGAGCTGATCGTTGCGGGACGGCGTTATCTCCTGCGCCCCAGCTTTGCGGCACTCGTTGCGGCGGAGGCCGAACTCGGCTCGCTGTTCGCCCTGGTTGAGCGTGCCGCCGAGGGGGAATTGACTCTCGCCGAGATCACCGCGCTGCTGTGGCATTGCCTCGATCCCAATGATCGCTCCGGCGACCGCCCCGATCAGCAAAGTCTGGGTGAGGCGGTGATTGCGATGGGTCTGCTCGAAGCGATCAAGCCGGTCCGAGCGGTGCTGGCCGAAGTGCTCAAGGGGCGCGGTTGATGGAGCGCTTCAGCACCACCCTTGCCGGGCCCTTCGGGCTGGCGTCGCAGCTGCTGGGATGGCCGCCGGACATCGTCTGGAGCGCAACCCCGTCCGAGCTGGCGATGGCGCTGGTACCGCGCGCGACCACAGCTCCCGGAGCGCCCAGCCATGAACAGATCAGAGCAATGATGGAGCGCGATGACAATGGATGAGATGATGCAGGAATTGGTGGTCGACATCCGCGCAGCAACCGACGGCTTGGCGCAGGATCTGGCCGGGGTCGGCAGTATGATCGACGCCAATCTGAGCGACGGGTTCGAACGCGCTGGGGACCGGTTGGAACAAGGCCTTCTGACCGCACTACGGCGCGGCGGGCTTGGCTTCGAAGAATTGCGGCAATTGGCCATGCGCAGCTTTGACGAGATCGCCGCCTATGCGCTGCAATCGGGGATCGGAGCACTGTTTGGCGGCTCGCAATCGGGACTGGGCGGCTTGCTTGGCCAATCACTCGGCGCGCTGCTTGGGTTGCCGGGACGCGCGACCGGCGGCCCGGTTTCGCCCGGTGCAAGCTATCTGGTGGGCGAGCGCGGGCCCGAAGTGTTCATCCCGACCAGCGCGGGGATGATCGCCGGGGCCAGCGATACAAGCTCACCCCGCGACGTGCAGGTCAGGATCGATCTGCGCCACGCCGCACCCAGCTCTGCGCCGACCGCGATGCGACGGAGCTCGCGCCAGATCGCCAGCGCGGTCCGTCGCGCGCTTGTCGACCTCTAAACTAAGGAATGCATGATGACCCATTGGCTCGCCACCAGAC